CTGAGTTCGGTGTTTTTATAAATAAATAAAAATAACTTATTATATCAAATCAAAGGAGATAAAAAATGGCATTCCAAGTAAGTCCTGGCGTAAACATTTCTGAAATAGATGCATCTACGAGTGTGCCCGCATTAGTTACCAATATTGGTGCTATGGTTGGTCAATTCTCAAAAGGCCCCGTTGGGGAGATTGTAGAAATATCTAGTGAAGAAGAACTGAGAATCGTTTTCGGTGAGCCAACAGATCAAAATTACAAAACTTGGTTTACTGCTTCAAACTTTCTGGCATACTCTAATGCCCTGAAGTTGGTACGAGTCGTAAACAATAGCGATGCAGAAGTAGTTGCAAATAGAGCAAGAAACGCTCTATCCGGTAAAGTATCACCAGTACAGACAAATTTCAATATTCAAAACCAAACTGGCACGGCCGGTGCAACAGAAGTTGTTTATGGTTCTTCTGCACAAAACGGTACATTTAGTATTACTAGTGGTCTAGCTTCCTTAGATTTGGGAGCAGGAGTTGTAGATAGTTCTGCAAATACTTTCTGGTTACACCCACGTCTTAATGGTGGGACTTTAGTAGCTGCTGCATCAGAGGCATCTGGTGATACAAGTATGAGAAATTTGACTTCTAGTGATGTCACAGTTTCAGTCAGAGGTGTAGGCGAAGCATCAGGTGGTGTAGTTCCTGCTTCACGTTGGAGTGTAGATGCATCGGCAAACGGTGGTAACGGAAAAATTGCCCTTGCAAATCCACTGGCTACATACTCAAGCACAGGACCGTGGTATATCCACGCTGCAGCGAGTGAGGCATGGCATGTCGACGGTACTGCATATACAACTGGTGGATTTTTTACACCATTATATACCAGACAAGCAGATGCAAATGCAGCAGATAGTGCAGTAAATCCAACTGGCGGTGTGTCGCATGGCCATTACTTCGCAAAATATGGCGGAACTATTGGATCGGCATTGGCAAGTAATGATACCTTCACCCTCGATGCCAATCACGGACTTGTAAAAGGTGATGTCGTAATTATGAAAGGTACTGATGACGCAGGACTCGTTGACGGAACGACTTATTTCGTGGCAACAGTTTCCACTAATGATGTAACACTGACTGCACAATTCAACTACGGAACAGACGCGGCAGTAAGTGGACAAGAAATTGTTGTCGGTACTGACGGCACTGAAACAACAAATAAATTATACAAAGTATTTTTTATGCCATCAACCGCATCTGTGGCACAACACCAACTGACAACAGCAAGTCAAATTGATAGTTCAGTAATGTTGTACGCACAAGCAGGCAAAGACGAACTCAGAGTTGATATTGCACAACAGACCTCATTTACTATGGGTACAACAATCGGCGCAGCCGCTGTTGCTGCCACTGGAGCATCTGGTGTTACCGCAGCTATTGTTGGTGGTACAACATATCTTCGTACCGAATTCACAGTAGCGGCGAATAGTGCAATAATTACCTTCGTTTCTAACTTTCCAGAAACTGGCGAGACTGTTAATGTTGTAATTCCTGCAAGAAAATCGTTTCCATTGTCACCAGCACCAAACTTTACTTCAGGACAGACTTTAACTGTAACTGTAGCGGGTGTTACCATGACACAAGGTACAGATTTCACACTACAAGAAAACAACACAAGAATTGAATTCACAACCGCTCCGGCTAATTCTGCAGCGATTGTCGCAACTATTAAAAATGCAGCGGCAAACCAGTTTGATTATTCCGCAGCAAGTCTTATGATTAAAAACATGACTGATTTTGATGACAATTTTGGTTTTGGTAATGCAGCATTCAATGGTGTTGAATTCGCCGCAAGAAATGCGGGTACTTGGGGCAACGACCTTAAAGTATATCTTGTCGATGAAAGTTCCTATGATAGTCTGGTGGCCACAAATCCTAACGTGGCTTCCGGTCTTTCTGGTAAACCTAGAGCAGACGATTTAACTGAAGATCCATCTGAGGCGTCAAACACTGCCACTACTGGTGAAAAAATTCCACAGGGTGTTTCTTTAATTGTTACAGATAACTCAACTGGTATAGAAAGAGTTGTTGAATCAATCGAAGGACTTTCAAAAGCGGCAAACGGTAAAACAAGTGCCGGTAAAAATATTTATTATGTTACAGAAATCAACAGACGTTCTTCATATGTTTTCGTTACCAATCACCCAGCAGGTGTCGATTGGGGTGGAAATATTGTAACATCTCCGGCCAATAAGAAAGTTTCTTTTTCTAAATTGAGCGATGGTGGTACTACTGATGGCGTAGAAACTTATATTGCTCGCCCATTCGGTGGCGGACAAATTGGTGTTACACCAACTGCAACTCAATTCGAGGCCGGTTTGGCACACTTTGCTGACAACGAAACTGTTGATATTGGTTTCTTAATGCAGGGTGAAATTGCCGATGTGGGTGACATAACTTCTGCTAGAGGTGCCGTCAACAAATTGATTGATATTGCCGAAGCCAGAAAAGACACAATTGCATGTATTTCTCCAAGAGAAGTTGATGTTGCGGCAGACAGAGATAACATGAATGTTGCCACACAACTTGCATTTTTTGATTTAGTCAGAAAAAGTAACTACGCATTTGCAGACTCCAACTACAAATATGTCACCGACAAATATAATGACACATATAGATACATTCCATTCAACGGTGATACCGCTGGATTGATGATCAGAAGTGAAAATGAACGTGATGCATGGTTCTCCCCAGCAGGTTTCAATCGTGGTGTAGTAAGAGGTGTTGTAAAAACAATGCAATCTCAAGACAAATCGGATAGAGACAATCTTTATAAGTCTGCTATCAATCCGATTGTTAATTTCACCGGACAAGGAACAGTTTTATTCGGTGACAAGACCTTTACAATGAAACCATCAGCGTTTAGCAGAATTAATGTTAGAAGGTTGTTTATTGTCCTCGAAAAATCTATTGCGACTGCCGCGAAATTTACATTGTTTGAGTTCAATGATGAATTTACAAGAGCGCAATTTACCGCTTTGATCGAACCTTTCCTCAGAGATGTTAAAGGTCGCAGAGGTATCTATGACTTTAAAGTTGTCTGTGACGACACCAACAATACAGGTGAAGTTATTGACAGAAACGAATTCATCGGTGACATTTTTATCCAGCCTGCGAAATCTATCAACTTTGTTCAACTCAACTTTGTTGCAGTACGCACAGGTGTTGATTTTAATGAAATCGTTGGCGCGGTTTAAATATAAATAGATAAAAATAGGAGATAAAAAATGGCATTTAACATAGACGGATTCAAATCAAAGTTTGGTGATGGTGGCGCTCGCCCGAATTTATTTCGGGCGAAGATCAACTTACCAAGTGGTATTAGTATCCCAGGCGGCCTTGATAGTCAAGGTACATATATGATAAAATCGGCGCAGATTCCATCTGCTACGGTTACTGCAATCGATGTTCCTTATTTCGGGCGGCAAGTTAGAGTCGCTGGAAACAGAACTTTTGAACCTTGGACTGTAACAATTATGAATTCTGAATCATTCGATATCAGAAATGCAATGGAACAGTGGATGGCTGGTATCAATTCGCATGAAGGTAATAGACAATCCGCAGCAGATAATTCTTTGTCCAGTTACAAAGCTGATGCGTTTGTAGAGCACCTAAATAAGAAGGGTGATCAAGATCGTCCTATTGCAACATATCAGTTTCACGGTCTCTTTCCAACAGAAATCTCATCGATCGAACTTGGTTGGGAAAATAATGACACTATCGAAGAATTTACTGTTACTTTTGCATACGACTACTGGCACCACACTAATATCGTAAATAATTAAATTATTGTGATCGGAATACATAATGGAAGTGAAATTATTTGGGTTTACCCTCTTAAAAACCGCTGAACAGACCAAAGAACTGAAATCGTTTGTGCCTCCCCAGAGCATGACTGATGACGGTTCTTTGACTGTTTCCAGCAATTTTTATAATCAAACACTAAATCTCGA